AAAAGATTTCTTGAGGTCGTTGCTGACACCGAGCATGTTGCCCATTGAGGTTGCTAGACCTGCGGCAGCCTCTTCGTTTTCTTGTTGAGCCTTAGTAAGCTTCTTGGTTACTTTAATTTCTGCTTTTTTGCTGGCGACGGCTTCTTTGGCGAGCCTAATTTCCTCTTCGGTGACACCGTTCTTGTCTTTGAGAACTTTAAGCGTTTCTTGAAGAACTTTTAATTCAGCTTCTTCTGCTGCGAGTTTTGATTGAGTGACGTCTGCGACGTCGCCCTTGGCTCGCTCAAGCTCCTCAAACTCATCGCGCAAATCCTTAGCAGTGAGGGTCAGAGAGGCAAGGTCTTTCTGTGCAGATTTTGAATCTGCAGCAAAAGAGGCTTGCAACGTTGCAATTGCTGCTGTTAGATCTCTAATCGCATTTTTGGTTGTTTTACCACCCAAGTTCTATCCCTCCGCTATTATTTAAATGGCCATTTTAGCCTAGTCGTTCTCTCAAATTTCTTTATTGCGGATTCAAGACTATATCGGCTACGATATGTCTGTGGGTTATCCAGACCGAACTTCTTGTAGTTGTCCAAGTATCTTTTTTCTCTCCCCAAAACCTTCGCGAAGTCACGAACTTGCGTTTGACTTCCCTTTACGGTTACAGGAACGGATGAGCCGCCGAACATAGAGTTCATGATAGACTTAATGGCAGTACCGAACATTCGAAGATAACTCTCGTTTACCTCGCCTCTTGTGGCGGCGCCCAAATCAATTTCATATTCTTGCAATTCGTTTTCCATTACAAAACCTCCAAGGGTATATTATATCACATATAATTAGTATATAAAGCAAAATAGAGAGGACTTATAAAATCTCTCTCTATTTTCTCTTTCGAGCTGCACTTTCAACAGCTTCGTTTTCCATTTCTTTTTGTTTCTGAAGTCTTCTAAGGAACCATCTTCTAATCTGAATGGGTAATGAGTACGCCTCTGCGAAGTCCCAACGTCCATGATATTTTAAAGCGAATATTTCCTCGTAAACCGACTCAATATAATCACTGCTGTGGCCAAAAAAAGTCCGTAGTGACAGGAACCTCCAGGTCCTGTTCGTGACCGCAGTCGTTGCAAGTAAATGTTTGAGTCATGTCGATGTTTGGCACCAGCTTCTGATAAATACTTCTTAAATATCTGGAGTCCATAGCTGGCATACTATCGACAAATTGGTTAATTTGTTTTCTATCCTTAACTCCTGCAATTGAGATAATTATAGATTTTAATGTGTCAGTCAGAAGAGTTGAAGTGGCGTTGCTTCTTCCCTGCTTGTTCTTTTGGTTTTGGAACTTTGTCAACTTGTCTTCGTCTGCCCCTGTGAGCATCTTAAGTTCAACTGTATGTTCACTCTTTGGCAGATCCACCAAAAATGTGTTGTTTTCGGTGATCTCGACGCCAGTGAGTTTTTCATTAAGTTCATCGCGGTTGAAGGATGCGCCAACGAGTTCGACGTCTTCCAAGTCGAAATCAAACTCCTGTTCAGTAGAACAGGCAGGACAGGTCACTTTTGTTAGGTAGCCTGATCCGTAGCCCGTCACACGGGCAGCGACTGTTAAGGCGTTCTTGTCGCCAATGAGCAAATCTTTTATTTGAATATTTTTGTCAATCAAGATACTTTGTAGCATCCGGTCAATGGCAATGCCTTTTCGAATCAAGGACTGAGAAGACAGGATATCTTCTTCCTTTGCTGTCATGTGCTTAATTTCCAAACTCTCCAATCCGTGCAACGGATGGTTGGATGGATAATACATACCCCTTGAAGGCAAATCAACAAACTCCGTAGGAACTGAAAAGTTCAATCCCTGTGGTGCTTGTGTTTCGTTGTTCTCTGTGGGGGTTTGCTGGTTTGAGGCTTCGTCGCCTTGAGCGTCGAGCCTATCTTGATTATTTCTAGTTGATGACATTAGTCACCCCTTTCTCTCTTGAATAAATATCAGTCTAAAATGTCGTTCGTAGTGAAAAACGTTGAAGGTTGACCGCCCGTAGCTTCAGATGGGGTAATAAGTTCTGCCCAATCAAAACGGATTGTCAATTCAATTGTACTCAAGTCGTCGTTTTCGTAGTCAAGGTCACTAAAGTTTACGGACTCGACCCATGCGTTGTTAAGTACCCACTTTTCCAAAACATCGCCGTCTGTTTCGCCAATCTGCATGATCTCGACACGCTTCATTGCGCCAACAGCGTCTTTCTTGTTGATGGTGCTGATAACGGCAGTTTCATTGCCTGGAATGTTATACCCAGAAGCTTGGAGAATCTCGGCTGCTTGCCGTGCTGCGTTTGGGTTAACGGGGTCAACGATGGTAATCGTAACCGGATCCCAGGTCACTCGACCAGGATAATTGAATGTATGGTTAATATATTTGTGCTCTGAGTTTGAGACGTTAAACTTTGGCTTTGTAGCCGACTTAGCGTACCATGTGGCACCACCGTCGAATGCAGCCAAGTTGACTAAGAATCTATATGACCTTTTTGGGTCACGGTTTGGGCTTGTCCAGAAATTTGCTTTTGCCATTTTTTGAGTTCTCCTTATGAATTAGTCTTCACAAATAAATAGTATCGTTTACCTTTAATCTTCAAAAGATGCGCCAGTTCTTTGAATTACGAAGTCAATTGCGATGAATTCGATAGAACGGGCTGGCTTCAAGAAAATCTTAGCATACATGATATTACGGTCAACCAAGTCTGGAGTAGTTGTTGTTTCGTCTAAAACAATTTTGTACTCTGTCAAGCCTAGCTGTGCTTGGACGTCTCTCAAGAAAGGTTCTGCTTCACCCAAGAAACGAGCCCATGTTGTTTTAACATTCTGGTCGAACAAGAGAGTGGAGGAGATGTTTGAGATGCCCTTCTTAACATGAAGAAGCATGCGACGTACATTCACGCGGTCAAGTGCAGATGGTGTAGCTTGCATTGTCTTCTGACCGAAGATTACAATGCCTTCTGCTGGGAACTTGGCGATTGGGTTAATATTGTTGTCATAGAGCTTATCACGCTCTTTACGGGTTAGTTGCTCGCGGACGCCAAGAACAGGGATACCTGCTGCGCCGTCGGTCAAGCCGCCACGAGTAAAGCCGGCTGGTGCGAACCATGGTGCTGCTTTTTTGTCGTTGCTTGCGAAAGTTCCGAGAGCTGCGACTGAAGGCGGTGCCCAGAAGATTCTTCCAGAACCGAATTCGTCTTTAGTCTGTACCCAAGGATAGTAAGAGCAAGCATAGCTGCTGTTTACTCCACGGGTTTTTAATGCACTAACAGTTGCATCTACGGTGCCGACTTCGGCGCCTGTTGACTTTTCATACTCAGGAACATATCCACCTGGAAGGTCGACAATTGCTAATGCATCTGCACGTTGCTCACATGTTTCAATCAAGTGGTTAGTCAATGACTCGTTTGTGATGCCAGGAATTACTGCGAGATTCATCTCGACAACTTCTGTATCGGATACTGAGTCGATTGCTCTTTTAATAGAATTAAAAGCATAACTTGTTGTTTCGTCCTTGTCTTTTAGTAAAGCGTTGGCGAGTGGATCACGATGAGTGATGTCCATTCCGTCGAAGCCGCCAACTAAAGGCATTGTGAACTGGTTGAAGCCAGCGTCGAGAACGTTTTCGTATCCTGCAGGCAAGGTGCCAGTAGGACTTGTTGGGGTAGGTCCACCAGCTGTGATGGATTGACCATCAGCGCGTTCGCCAGCAGCGAATTTTGCTTGGTACTCAACAATGCCAGTTGCTGAACTGGAAACATAAGAAATATTATCCAGACTAAAAGTAAACGTGGATGTTTTGTAATCACTGTCAATCAAAGGCAACATACGAGCCAAATCAGCGTAAGAACCTTCAAAGCGTGTGTTTCCACGCTGGTCTGTTGTCAAGCCGAAATATGCATTGGTTGGGTCAGAGAAGCCGCCGTCAGAGGAGCTAACTCGAAGAGCCATTTGAGGTCCGTTGCAGCGGAACGGGTTTGCTGACCCGAGGGCACCTGTGATGTAACCATCATTAGGTGAATGAGGGATTGTTGCAATGGCGTTAGGGCTCAATGTGGAGCCAATTGTGCCACTCACAGCAGCATAAGTCTGCGGTCCTTTAAAACCGAAGGGTATGAGGGATGGTGATGATAATTTGCCATCATCTAAAATAGAAGTGTCTACATAGACATACTTTGACTGATTATCATAATCACCAAATTCAGTAAATTTGCGATCTACGGAACTCCATTCAGCATATTTGTTACCAATCTTGGCTCCGATATAATTGGAGGAATTAGGGTTAAGGTTACATCCTGTAAATGTTTCCAAAACGACCTTTTTAGAATCTGTATCTTGTGCATCGCGGATTTCGACGGTGAAAGTACCGTAAGGATCGAAATCAGGGTTTGTTGAGGATGCGATGTCGGCAATAGAAATCTTAACATTGGAGTTAATCCATTCGCCAGTATCGAGAGCAACAAACTTAAATAGCTCTTCTTGTGCTGCTGGACTGAAAGATTGTGTAGGACCAGTATCTTGAGCGATAACCATTCCCGACTCTGCAGCTGCCGAATCAGTCTTTCTAGTGTTTGCACCGTTGATGGCAGCAATGAATGCCATCGCTTGACCAGTAGCGCCGGCAGTGGTTCCAACTTGATCAAAAAGGTTTCTATCAAAAGTCTCACCCAAGAAATATTCAACTGGGGAACTACTGTCTGAACCAAGAAGTGTTGGGTTTGTGCTGAACTGCTTTCTAATGTAATTGTCAGAGCTGTTATCAAAGTTAAAAGAACAGGTTTTCACTGCTGTGCCGTCGCCTTTTTCGACGATTGCCTTGAATTGGTAGTTTGAGCCGTTAGACATACAAAGCTCGGCTGCGCCTGAGCCAGATGCACCGACAACAGTCTCGGACTGTCCAGTACCGCTGAGTCGGATAGAGCCTTCATCGATATACCAAATGGCTGCGAGAGTACCTGTTACTGCTGCAACACCAGCTGATGCGGATGGTGCAATGAATAGACCGAATGCGCCTCCGTTAGTGGATGTGAATGCAGTTGGAGTTTGTGCGGTTGCCCAGCCAGCTGCGCCTGCAACTGTAGGGTCTTCCTGTCCGTCACCAAGAACACGAACCACTGTCAGCGGAGATCCGTTCTTGAGCCATGCGCGAGCTGCGTAGGATGCGTAAGTTGGGGAGGTTCGGTTACCATTTCTCCAGACATCATCAGAATCTCCACCAGGGATGGGATTGCCGAAAATTTGAGTAAACTCCAAAAATGAATTTACAGTAACTGGGCGCATGCCAGGACCGCGCTGGGTTCTACCAATAACAACGGGACCAACTGGGGCGCCTTCTTTTGGTAAAAGAGACTTATCAATCTCGTTCATGAAAATACCGGGGGATACAAATCTAAATTTTTTAGCTGACATCTTTTATTTCTCCTCTTGAGGGCGTGGACTAGAAAGTCGCAACACTGCTATTATATACCATATTAATTAGTGTTTAATAGTTTCAAAAGCAGAAAAAGTCTTTTTTATGAACATTAAGTGGGTTTTTTCTATAAAAGATCGAAATCGTCTTCGTCGAGCATTGTTCGTTCGCGAGGTATTTTAATCTCAACGGCGTTTTGGCGCTTGACAACGAATGGCTTCTCTTGATTGGAACCTTCGCCTACCAAATATGCTAAAACTCTAATATTTATCTCCGCTTCATACATACGTTCGTCTTCTCCCATGTCCTCAACGTTGCTGTCCGAAGTAAATGAACTATCCATGAAGGCTTCGTAGACATGACCGTCTTTCTTTATCTTAAAATAATTGATGTTGCCCGAATGAGTAAGAAAAGGCTGCATAAGATCATTCATTTGCTGCTGATATTCTGTTCTAAGTTTTATGCTATAATTTGCATTGATAGAAACTGGGAATGGGATGGAAACTGTTTCATAAACAATCTTTTTATTCTTCGTTGGAAAGTTTATTTGACCAGTTCTCTTCTTTGAGTCTGCATTTGCAAAATTGGAAGTCTTTTCTTGATTAATGTGACGAGTGATCGTGAAGGAGCCGCCCTTGGCGTCGTCCACTGGTGGGACGTTTGCCCATGCAACACCCTTGTTCGTGGAATCTTTCTCAAATCCGGAGCGTTCAAGGGATATGAGAGGAAGGATAAGTGCCCCTTCCTTATCTCGCATCTCTTTATTTCTCTTGGATTGATATGCCCTCTCTGCAGACACCCAGATAACTGGAACTTTCCTATACCCTCTGTTTGACAGGGTGTGGAGATCCATAGATTCATTCAACCACTCAAACATTGCCACATCGACTGTTTCAATTGTTGATGGTTCAAAGGTTATTACATTTTCTTTTTTATTGTCCGCCATTATTCGTCTCCAGATTCTGCATGGAAGGTGCTTGCAAACCAAACGCCACCTTCATTAAAGTAATATTTATTTTCGTAAATGAAGTCGCCAATTGGCGTTTCTCCTGTGCTACTTAAGTAAATAGCACGTCCCGCATAAGATGCCGAATTTTGATGCAACCCATTGAGAACGGCTCTATCCTCAACACGGCTTGCGTCCAGAGAAAGGATGTCATTCATATCAGGGAATACCGAAGGAGGTGGTGTTGGGTCTGAATTTTGAGCTTCTGAGTTGTAAAAATGCGAGGGGTGCCAAACTCCACCTTCGTTAAAATAGAACTTGGCGCCGAGTGAAAATGAACCAACCGGATCACTGGCAATATTCGCAAGATAGAGGGTCTTTCCTGAATACGCTACAGAGTTGTTTGTATACTCCAGCAAAAGTTCTCTATTTGGTCCGTCGCCGTCGTCGGTTAGGACGAAAATGCCGGAGCCAGCAGCAGGTACGGGCACAGTTCCGCCAGATCCGGTGCCGTTGGATTGCTGAGCCATGGTTGTCCATTCTCCGCTTTGTCTAAACTTAAAACATCCGTGTTCTTTGTCGTAAAGGATTGTGCCGTCTTGATAGTCATAGCCATTCACATGGTCCACACAAGGAATTGTTATTCCTTCGGCACCGGGGGCGTCGAAATTAAAAGTATTCGTGTCTCTATTGACCTCTATCTTGTGGGTTCCGCCGAAAATGATAGATCCTGTGGAAATGTAGAGATCTCTAATTTGTTTGGCTGCAGAGCCAATATCATAAGCTGCGTCGGTGTCGGGCAAGTAATGTCCTCGTGCCTCAATTGCAGATGCGGTGAGGGTCGATACAAACATGGAGCCGGCTGATGTGTTTCCACGAGCAAGGACTGCTTCAAGAGTGTCTGTCTCGACGTAGTGGGATGCGGTGAGGGCGATGTCGACGAAAGCCGCAGTGAGAGCATAAGATGCGC